TACCGGGCGTAAAATTATTGTCGACACTTACGGCGGTTATAGCCCTCACGGTGGCGGTGCTTTTAGCGGCAAAGATCCCACTAAAGTAGATAGATCATCTGCCTACATGGCTCGATACCTTGCGAAAAATATTGTAGCTAGTGGACATGCAAAGAAAGCAACTGTACAGATTAGTTATGCTATTGGCGTTAAAGAACCAACTAGCCTATATATTAATACTCACGGACATGGTGATGACGGTTGGTTAACCAATTGGGTTCGTAAAAATATTGATCTAACACCGTTAGGCATTATAAATAGATTTGCTATGTTCCGTCCTATCTATAGCGAAACTACTAACTACGGGCACTTTGGTAAAGCTAATTTACCGTGGGAACAAACAGATTTAGTTGACTCACTTAACAAGGAATAATATGGGATTATTTGATAAAATCACAGGAAAAGCACGTCGAACTGAAGAAGCACGATTAAAGGCTGTAGCAGAAGCAGAAGCTATTGCTAAAAAAGAACTACAGGCCAAAAAACGTGCCGAAGCAAAAGCTAAAAAGGATGCCATTAAAGCGGCCGAAGCCGATAGCCCCAAGGCACAGGCAACTGCTAAAGGTGAACCGTGGGTGTCAATTTTGAACATGGAATTAAATCCTGAAGACCCAGGACAAGGTGCCTTTGAGTTGGATTGGAACGATAAATTTGTAGCTAATTTAGTTCGCGCAGGCTATCAAGGTAAAACTGATGCTGATATTGTAGACAACTGGTTTCAAACCATCTGTCGAAATGTAGCATTGGAAACTTACGAGCAATACCAAGCAGATCCTGAACAGCGTAGAAATAACAATCGTCGAGATTTGGGCGACGGAAGAACGGAGATAAGTTAATGTCTAAGGAACAAAAAATTAAAGAAATAATTGCTGCCAGCATTGATAATATTACTTCTGGTGACATTAAAAACGAACAAAGATTGAGCGAACTGGGTGCAGATAGTTTAACTGCTATTGAAATTATTGTAGGGCTCGAACATGAATATGATGTTGAAGTCCCAGATGATTTTGACCCTAATAGTACTGTTCAAACACTAATAGATTTTATTAATAATAATTCTTGACACTTATTAGAAAAGAAAGTATAATGTTTACATGAGATACTTACTTGTAGACACAGCAAATACATTTTTTCGTGCAAGACATTCGGCCCATCGCCAAGCAGACACTTGGGATAAGTTGGGTTTTGCCATTCATGTAACTCTAGCCAGCATCAATAAAGCATGGCGCGAACACAAGGCAGATCATGTGGTATTCTGTCTAGAGGGTCGTAGCTGGCGCAAAGATTATTACGAGCCTTATAAGAAAAATCGTGCAGTAGCACGTGCTGCACTCACTGAAAAAGAAGCAGAAGAGGATCAGCTATTTTGGGAAACATTTGATGCCCTCAAAGCATTTATCACTGAAAAAACTAATTGCACAGTACTTCAACACTCTAATCTGGAAGCCGACGATCTTATTGCTGGATTTATTCAGTGCCATCCTACTGATCATCATGTTATTATATCTAGCGATACAGATTTTCATCAACTACTAGCTGAGAATGTAACCCAATATAATGGTGTAGCAGATGAGTTACATACATTACAAGGTATTTTAGACAAAAAAGGCAATTTAGTAATTGACAAAAAAACCAAGGAACCTAAAAAGATTCCTGATCCAAAGTTTATACTTTTTGAAAAGTGTATGCGTGGTGATCCTACTGATAATATTTTTAGTGCTTACCCAGGTGTTCGCACTAAAGGATCAAAAAATAAGGTCGGACTTGAGGAAGCATTTGCTGACAAAGATAAAAAGGGTTATAACTGGAATAATCTAATGCTACAGCGTTGGGTTGATCATAACGGTGTTGAACATCGTGTTATGGATGACTATGAACGCAATCGTACTTTAGTTGACCTGTCAGCACAGCCAGCAGATGTAAAAGATCAAATACACGAAACTATCCGTGCTAACGCTAATGTTAAGAATCGCCCGATGGTGGGTGCGCAATTCTTAAAATTTTGTGGTAAGTATGAGCTTAACAAACTCAGTGACAATGCCAGCAACGTAAGTGAATGGCTAGGTGCTAGCTACCCAGAACAAAGTGTAACTATGTTCCACTTGCAAAATGGTTGACATTTTGGTTAATTCCATGTATAATGCAACTATTAAATGTAAGAAAGGCAGTTAAATGACATACATTCGCAGATGTATTAAATGCTTCCAACCATGGGACGGTGGTGGTAGCGTAACCTGTGCGCATTGCCGTCAAATTGAAGCAATAAACGAGCAGACAGAAGCACTTAAACGCAGTCAAGATACTGCCAGATACTCTGCTCCTACGTATGATTATTATACTGGGCGCGAGTATACTGAAGAAGAAAGTGCAGAGTTACGTAGACAAGTTGCCGCATTGAGTGCATCAAACGTGCAAAAAAGTAAAATTGAAATACTTATTTTGATTCTTATATTCATAGCATTACCGTGGGTACTTGGTTTTGTTTGGAGATTTATTTGGGGATTATAGTTGATAGAACGTAGTCAGAAGTTCCTAGCGTTAGATTTAGAATTAAACCAACCAAGTGGTAAGATCATTCAGGTTGGCGTTGCTGTGGGCAGTGCTGGGGATCGTCGCGATCAATACATAACTAAGAAATGGTATATCAATCCAAACGAACCGTTGGACCAATTCATTATTGACCTAACTGGTATTACCCAATCAGATATAAGTTCATACTGTGTTAGTCACGAAACTGTAGCTAGAGAGCTGAGTGAGTTAATTAAAGAACACAAGTGTTTTGTTAACCCGGTTACATGGGGTGGCGGTGATAGTACAGAACTGCTGGCCGAATTCTGCAAAAATCACGCAGACTTTCCACACTTTGGGCGACGCTGGATAGACGTTAAGACTTGGTATACTTTACACATGTTATGCAAGGGTAAAAATCCCTCAGGCGGTCTTGCTAGTGCTATGGGCCAATACAAACTACAGTTCAAAGGTCGAGCACATCAAGCAGATATTGATGCCGAAAATACCCTAGCGTTGTTCTTCAAAATCTTAGAACGTCAGCGTAGCATGGAGTTGTTAGTTGATTCAGCAAAGTCAATCTAGATGCGTACAGTTTGTACCATATGAAGTAGTACATCGTGCCGCATTTGAAATGGTTGAAGAATTTCGTAGATACGAAGTTTGGCAAGATGAGTTCGAACATGAATACAATGTTAAGTTTGGCACATTAAAAGTAGATGTAGATAGGTACTGTATGATCTTTCCAAGTGATGAAGCATACACAATGTTTATGCTAAGATGGGCTTGACATTGCCTAAATAATACACATATAATAGTAATATAAGGAAAGGAATAGATATGAGTTGGATTATTGATAAAACATTTGAATTTTGTTATGGACATCGTGTTTGGACACAGATGCTACATGGCGAATACGCAGACGACCTAAAGTGTGCTTGCCGTCACCTACATGGACATGAAGGCAAAGTACAGGTTTACTTAACTAACAGCACGGACTCAAACAAACTAGATACTACAGGTATGGTAACTGACTTCCGTCATTTAGAATGGTTAAAGAAATGGATTAACAAATATATTGACCATCAGTTTGTCATTGATCGCAACGATCCACTATACGATCGATTAGTGGGAAATGACACCCCGTTAGTACCAGTACCAGTTCCGGGTACAGACTACATCGCAGGGTGGCATATTGATCCAACTTACTATGCGACATTAGATGGCCACGAGTATGAAATGTTTGAAGGGTTCATGGTTGTGGACTTTGTTCCTACTAGTGAGAATCTAAGTGCTTGGTTGGCTAAATTAGTTAATGTGAAGATGGAGCCATTGGGTGTTAAGGTACATCATCTTGATTGGTGGGAAACTCCTAAATCACGTAGCGTGTACTACAATGATTAAGCGTCTTAAAAAATGTATTGGTCCCAGTAAAGAGGACCTTGAACTAGCTGATAAAATTAGAAAACTTTATGAAACACACGATGTAACTATTATTCGTAGTGGGCTTAAGGGATGGCGCATCAGCGTTAGGCGAAAGGAAATCAAATGACCTGGGAAGTATTTTTACTATTAAGCCTATTCGGTATTAAACACTTTATTGCAGACTTTCCCCTACAGTATCAATACATGATACAAGAAAAAGGAATCTATGGTGCAGGGGGTGGTGTTCAACATGCAGGTATACATGCTGTAGGCACCTTTATTGTATTAATGCTAGTGGTAACTGTAAGCCCGTGGATATTATTTTTAAGTTTTGTAGACGGCATCGTACATTATCACATTGACTGGGCTAAACAGCAATTAAATCGTAATTTAACCATTAAAGATGATCATTGGTGGACTTTAATGGGTTTGGACCAATGTCTGCATTACCTAACCTATGTAGGAATTATCTATGTCGTTACTAGCTAAAAGCGTTTATAAAAACAAATATTGGATTGTGGAAGAAGAAGGGCGTAGGGTAGCTAGTATTTTACCCAACCCTACCGGCGTTACTTTGATACACGAAGGCAAACGTTTAAACTTCTCAAATCTTAAAAATCTAAGTGAACGTTATAATATTTTAGTTGATAAAACCAAACCTACAAAAATCAAAACAGAAGCAAACGAAGTCTACGGGTATCCTTGCGAGCACAGAGCGCATAATATACTCTGGGATGTTAAACATCGTTTACCAATTTTCACAAAAGGTAATAAAAGTAAAAGTTTCTTTTGTGCAGGATACTATATTGTTAAATTTAACAATGGGTGGGTTAAAAGTTATTGCCCTAAACTAATTACCTTAAACAGATATCCATTTCAAGGACCGTTTAAGACTCAAGAAGAAATGTTATCAAATTTAAGGATCGCCAATGGAAACACAATTAAGTTTACATCTCAAGAAGTTTAATGATAGAGTTAAAGTAATGAATCAAACTAATGCCAAGGAAATGACCCTTTCTGCGTTAGAGGCGAGAAATTTACATAATGACATTTTTGAACTACTTACACAAATTCAAGCACTTACAGAAATAAAACAGAATCAAGTTGAAGAAGTAATTGAAGTTGGCATGGATGGTGGTGGTTTTTAATTATATGCTCAGATAATTGGCATAAATAATAGTATTATGAGCAGACCTAAACCTACAGTGCTTTTAGAGCACGTTAATAAAACAAATTATAAAAGTGATCAGATTCTGAATTCAGAAGGTATTTGGGCGGTGTTTTATGATAATCAACCTATCAATTTAAAAACACAAAATGTCTTAGTGGCCTATCCGGGCCCTAAGTATAAAAAAGTCAGCTTTAGTAACCCTGGCCATGCTATTAATCTAGCTAAAAAGCTCAACACACTGTTTAAAACAGACAAATTTTCAGTTGTTCTGCTTAAAGCCGGAGATCAAATATATCCTTAACTATGTCCCGTAGTACTGACAGTCTGCAGGCAATTTGGCAGGAAAAACTACAACAAGGCCCAGTCAAACCACATTATCTAGCAAATCCTGCCAATTTTTGGTGGCATAATCCCACAAACCACAATAGCCTGCGATTAACTAACAGCGCCTACTTAGCTATTAAAAATACTATTAAATTCTATAAATTTCAGCTTAGTCATGACATTCGCCCCAAATGCTTTGTGCAGTTAGAAAGATATTTTAAAGAACCATACTATGTACAGAATCGCAAAACTATCCATATTATGAGCGATCGCGATGCTATGATGCTGAGTTTACACGCCAACAACCTTCAACAATATTTAGACAATCAAAGTTTATAATTAAATACGTACATGATTAACTCAATACAAAACTACCTTCGGCCATCTCGTGGTTTTACCAGCTTACTGCAACTAACAACCCCATTAGCAATATGGTACGCTGTTACATTAAATTTAACCATGATATGGTGGGGCGGAGCTATGCTTATCATGTCATTTGTTTATATACTAGTAGGCAACAACATTGGATTACATAGATATTTTACCCACAAGCACTTTGAAGTTAGTCGACCAATCGAATGGTTCTTTTTATGGTCGGGAGCAATGAGTGGATTAGGAAGCCCGTTGAGTTATGCAATGGTTCATATTGTGCATCACCGCTACCCTGACAGTAAATTGGATCCCCACGGCCCTATTAGAGGAATTAAAAGTTGGTTGGTTTGGTTTCAAAAACCAGTTGATGTAACAGAAACTCCGGTGTTTAGCCGACGATTAATAGAGCTTGACCAAAAGTATTGGTGGTTACATCGTTATTATGTACTATTTGTTTTAATTAATGCACTGATATTCTATGTCATCGATTTTCGTTTATTTCTAATGGGGTGGCTAATTCCAGCAGGACTCACTTGCTGGATAGTTGCCTGGAGTGTTTGGCGACAACACATAGGACTAAAACCAAACAATACCCCAATACATCGGTGGGACATTTTTGCCGAAGGGTTGCATAAAAATCACCATGATTGGCCAATGGCTCCAAACACCGCAGTGCGCGATAGAGAAATTGATTGGACCTATCAAGCCAGTCGGGTGTTTAAGCCAAGATATAATTGGAAGGGACAACCAAAAAAGATGTAAATTTTGGTTGACAAATTGGTAAAATGAGCGTATAATTGTCTTTGTTAACTTAATAAGGAGCAAGACAAATGGCTTATATGAACCAAGAAATGAAAGCTTCAATTGCAGACCAAGTTAAACCTATTTTCAAAAAATATGGCGTAAAAGGCTCATTAGCGGTACGTCATCATTCAACAATCGTAGTTAATATTAAATCAGGTCCATTAAACTTTATTGGCAACTACAACGCAGGGCAAATGCTACGTCAACGTAGAGGCCAAGATGCTCACATCGTAACTCAAAACTATTTAGACGTTAATCCATACTGGTATCAAGAACATTTTGTAGGCGAGTGTAAAGAATTCTTCGACGAATTGTTTGCTGCTGTAAAATCAGCGGGTTGGTACAACAATTCAGACGCGATGATTGATTATTTTGACACAGCTTACTACTTCGATGTTAATGTTGGTCGTTGGAACAAACCATACGAGTGGAAAAAATAATGGAAGCTCTTAAAGAAGTTACAGTTTGGGATGTTGATTTCCGTCAGCCCAACCATACCTACTTGTTTGATGGTGAAAAGGCCTTGGCCTACATTCAGTGGCACGAGGGTGAGCCTATTTACTTCAATCGACCAACAAAGATTAACCGTCGTGGCCGTAAGTTTGTTAAGGCAGATATTGGTCTGTTCGGACCGGTTCAAACGGAGAGTAACCTAATAGAATTTAC